TTAGCAACGCCGTTGTTATTAAAAATGATGTTTTGTATTACAACACAGCCATTGTGATTCCAGCAAATAGCAAGATTTATGTTGCATCTAGCAACAGCTCTTTGACTTTTAATATTAGCGGGGTAGAGTATGCCTAGTTTAGTCAATTCTGGTAGTAGTGGTAGCGGTAATGCTTCTGGAGCAGCAGTTACTTGGGATCCAAAAATTCATGAAATTCTAGATGGCGCATACTTTCATGGATGGCAGTTTAACCCTGCTACTGGGAGATTAACAGTCCAGGCATTGTCGGATACTGATCCAATTCAAATCCCCGATTATAGAAGCGGTGATGGGATGCTTACTGCAAATGATGATGGTGGTTTTAGATATGTTGGAAGAGAAAGTTTGGCAGAAAGTTTGGCAAATTTGGAAGTAGGAGAGGTTTTAGATTATAATAATACTAGTGTTTATGTCAACTGGCTTACAAGTCAATCTGAATTAAGCTACTCATGGTATACTAGTAATAAATCGCATTTGATTTTGGAGGTTGCGTAAATGGCACAGGCAATAGATTTAGGAAGATTAAGGTTTTTTCATCAAGGCGAATATGCGGGTGGTACTACCTATGAATTGAATGATGTTGTGTCCTATGGGGCAAAATCATATGTTTATATTAGCACGACCTCCGCTGCTGGTAACTTGCCAACAAATGCTACTTATTGGGCTCAAATGGCTGATGGGCAGGATTATAGAGGAACTTGGGCAACATCAACCGCCTATAAACTTGATGATATTGTTGTGCGTGGTGGAATAAGTTATATTTGTTTAGAAGCGCACACCTCTGGAACTTTCTCAACTAACTTAGCCGCTGCTAAATGGCAAGCTTTTGTTAGTGGAACTAATTGGAGATCAACTTGGGTTACTTCTACTACTTATTATACAAACGATATTGTCTTTAATGATGGTAATGCTTATATTGCAACATCTGAACATGTAAGCGCTGGTCTTTTTGCAACAGATCTTGCCACCTCTAAATGGGATTTGTTTTCACAAGGTGGGACTGGAGAAATTCCTACTCAGTCAACTAATGCAAATAAACTTTTAAAGACAGATGGAACAGCCGTATCTTGGACAAATGCAATTAGCATTGTTTCTGCAACATTATCTGGAAATGTGACAACTGCTGGCTTAACTGTTAATAGCAATATTACTGGTAATAATTTAAATATCTCTAATATCACAACAACTAATGCTTTAAATGCAAATGCGGCTTCAACAGTTGGTGCAAACTCTGTTGTGTTTGCTGCTACATTGACAAACCCAACTCTTACTATTCAATCAAATACAGCAAATTACTCTCAAGTTGCTTTTAGAAACTTGGGAACAAATGCAAATAGCTCAACAGATATTATTGCGTATGCCGATACAGGCACTGATGCTTCTGGTTGGATTGATATGGGTATTACATCAGCTAACTTTACAGATCCATCATTCACAGTTACTGGTGGTCATGATGGTTATATTTTCATGAACGCCCCAGCAAACACTGCAGGACACGGAAACCTTATTCTTGCTACTGGTGGTAGTGGAACACAGAATAAAATTATCTTTGCGGCAGGCGGTTTGTTAAGTTCTAATACTCAAATGGTTATCACTCCAAACACATCTGTTGCAATCAATATTGCAACCAACTCTACAAGCGCAACAACTGGTGCTTTGACTGTTGTTGGTGGTGTTGGTATTGGTGGTAATGTGTACATCACTGGTAATACAAGCATCACGGGTACAATCACTGTTGGTGGTGGAGCGTTCTCGTCAAATAACTTGACAGTTTCTGACCCAATTATTTTCATGGGTAATACCAACTCTGGTGATTCACTAGACCTTGGTTTTGCTGGTAAGTATACAAGCAGCGGCACGAAATATGCTGGTCTGTTAAGAGATGCTTCTGATTCTGGTAAGTTTAGATTGTTTACTGGTCTTACAGAAGTTCCTTCGTCAACAGCAAACTTTGCTGCTGCATCAAACGCTAACTTGATTCTTGGCAATCTTGAAGCAAGCGGTCTTGCTAATGTTGCTGGAATTGTAACTATTTCTAATACCACGGCTGCCTCAAGCACCACGGCTGCTGCTCTTGTTGTTACTGGCGGTATCGCTACTGCAAACAATGTGCATGTTGGCGGGACATTGAATGTTACTGGTGATGTAACAATTACTGGTAATACAACGGTCAATGGTCGTTTAACAATGGCTGAGATTTCAGAAGTTACTGCATCTGGTACGATAGCAACAAACCTTTCTACTGTGGCATACACTGACACACTGATTTCGTACTACTCAGCACCATCTGCTAACTTTACTATTAACTTAACAGGTGTTCCAACAACCAACGATAGAATTATTACCTTCACAGCAATCATCACACAAGGCGCTACAGGTTACTACCCAAGCGCATTCCAAATTGATGGTGTTGCTCAGACAATTAAGTGGGGTGGCGGTGCTGCAGTTGCTGCAACATCAACTTCTGGGAAAATTGATATTTATACATTCAACCTTCTCCGAACAGGGTCGGCTTGGACTGTGTTCGGCGCTGGAAGCGTCAACTACTAATTACGGAGGGTTATGGGTATCTATAGCAGTATTAAATCAATTGGAGCAGTAGGGGCGAAAAGGCTCACTACTAAATTAAAAGCGTTCCAAGATACTTTTACTGCATCGGATAGTTCTTCAGCCATTCCTCAAACAACAGCGAAGTGGGTAGCTACAAGTGGTACATGGGGGATCTCTGGTAATAAAGCTTATTCAACAACAGCCGCCTCGTCATACCCAGTTGCTACTGTAGATACTAATACTAAAGATGTTGTTGTAAAGGCAACATCTACTACAGCATCTAGTGCTGGCTATGGTGTCTCGTTTTGGGCAACAGACGCAAATAATTGGTGGGGAGCTTACACGGAAAGAAGCACTTACACTGCAGCACCATACAACTGCCCTTCTGGTGGAACAGCATACGGATCTAACTGCAACTATGGCTATGGCGCTTCTGGCGGTCCGTACTCGTATGTATACTGTAACTCTGGAAACACATTCGGCGCTGGCTGTTTTAACTGCTGTTGGGTTATCAATGGTACTCCAGGATCTTGGGCTAATGCTAATGCACCATACAACTGCCCTTCTGGAAGCTTATCTGGCAGTACATGCTATGTAACATATGGCGGCACCCTTTCTACTTGGTATAAGCATGATTTCAAGGTGGTAAAAAATACTGCTGGTACAGTTTCGGTAGTTGCTACTACAAATGTTGGAAATACATTATCGTCCACTGACTATGTAGCATATGTGCAAGCTAATACTCAGCCAGCAAGCGCAATCATTACTTCTCAATTAAACTCTGGCGGTACAATCGCAAGCTATACTGCTACTGCTGGCACACCAGTTAGAGCTAATCTTCATGGTATAATGGCTGGTCCTGCAACTTTAAATCAAACAACTCTTATTGAAACTTTTGACTACACACCTAATTAATTTATGAATAAATATAAAGATTTACAAGAAATGGCTAGTCGCAGATTAACGATTTGCCAAGAATGTCCGAGGTTCTTTAAACAAACACGGACATGTTTGGAGTGCGGTTGTTTTATGAAAATTAAAACACTTATTCCATCAAGTTATTGCCCATTGAATAAGTGGGGAGGGGAGGATCTTAATGTATAATAGAGATATCGTTGTAAACAGTAATGAGGAAAACATTAATATCTTTTCTTCCATTTTATTTTATTTAGGCATATCAAAACAAGAAATTATTACTAATGAATATGGCAATCTAGGGAACCCAGATATTGCATCTATTGAAGACGCAATCCGTTTTGTCAAGGGTCTAGTTCATATTTGTATATCCCAGCATCTACCGTCAGGTGCGACTTACAATATTAGTGATTGGGTCGCTGAAAATAAAGATTTTCTAGACAGCTTATAAATTATTGTTTTTTACTGATATACTATGTGTATGGAAACATATACAATTAAATCATCACTTCACGGTCCAGTAATCTTCTTTGAAGAAGATATGTATTTTATAACAGAAAAGAATAGAATTTTTGATCTGTTAGATGAGCTACCTAATTTAATATTTGACATCAATGCAGCAGTCTCTGCTCAATTGGAGTCTCAGTCCACTATCTTAGTGGACTCACTAAAGAAGTTTAATAAACAAGATCCTTCTGATGCAAGAGCAGCAATTGATGCTGTCCAGAACTATCACAGATTAATCTACTCTGAGTACCCAGAGTATCGGGCTCAAATTGCAGAAGCGGTATTGGGAGACAGGAAGTCTGAGTCTCTCCAACAGTTAAATCCTCCACACATTAATAAATTTTATGAATTATTGATGGGGGGATCAGTTCAATGAGAATGTTTTTTAACCATAACGAAATTCTTTCAAGAAATTTAGCATTTTTAAAAGTAGATAATGTATTTACGGAAGAAGAATGTTTGCAAATTATTGAAGCAGGACAGATGGCTGGTCTTGAAGATTCATTAGTTTCTGATGGAAGCATAGATGGCAATATAAGAAAATCAAAAAATTCATTTCTTCAGCCATTTGACGATAATTTATGGTTTTTTGAAAAAATTATGAGTGCTGCAAATTGGGCTAATGAGTATTATTTCCAGTTTGATCTCTATGGGTTTTCTAATGTTCAGTATGCAGAGTATGGTCCAGAAGGGGATTTCTATGGTTGGCACAAAGATTTAATTTTTAACCCAAATGCTGGGGATTTAAAATACACTGTTCAGAGCAGGAAGTTGTCAGCGTCTGTAATTCTATCTCACCGTGATGAGTATCTTGGTGGGGAGTTTCATATTGAAAGGGATTCGGAAAATAACGCTGTAACTGCAATTCCTCAAGATATTGGCTCAGTTATTTTCTTTCCATCTTTTATTGAACACCAAGTAACTCCTGTAACATATGGTACAAGGAAGTCTTTAGTAGTTTGGCTAGAAGGTCCAAAGTTTAAGTAATGAAAAAAAATACAGATAGTGTCATTGTTTACTGGGCTCCCTGGTGGGATAAGAATCTCAATCTTGATCTTGATATTATGTATCATAAACCTATACCCGTCTATCAAGATCTTTTGAAGAGCTTCAACCCGCCAACTATTACTAAAAACTTCATGAACTGCCCCGCTGTTAAAGATCACCTTGAATCAACATTTCTTGTTCTAAATCCCTCAGATACTGATATGCAAGTTTCATTTAATGAACAAAATGAAGTTGATGGTCTTATAAACAATAATACAGTAAACACACCAGTCCCATGTGCGTTGAAACATTCTCCAACATTGACCAGTCAGTTGTTAATTGAATACGGCATGTCTTTTAGTTTCTTTTGTGAAGAGCCATTGGAATTGTTTATATCGTCACCGTATTTTCATCAAGCCCCATACTTAAACTACGGGGCTATTGTTCCAGGTGGTTTTGATATTGGTAAATGGTATAGACCATTTAATTGTGAAATCAACTTGTGGGAAGGCAATGGTCGTCTTATTATTAAAAAAGATGAGCCCTTGGCGTATTTTAAATTTGCTACAGATAAAAAGATTATTTTAAAAAGATATAATGTAAATGAAAAATTGTATCGCCTTTCTGTTGCTCTTGTGAATTTTAAAGATACTTCTAGGTGGACAAATTTAATGCATAGGTATGAAAGATTTAGTAAATCTGAAATGAGAGAAATTGTATTAAAAGAGATTAAAAATAATTTAATAGAGGGTTTATGATTTTCATTAAAGAATCTAAATTGATTGTAGATAATCAAAAAGAGTTTGTTGATTGTTTGCGAAAAAGTACATTTAAATTGCAAAAACTTTTTAATAATAATCAATATACTGATTCATATCCAAAATATAATATATTTAACATAAGTGCAACAAGTGTATTGATGTACGGGCTGTTTAATGATCTTAAAGGTCTAGTCAGAGATGAACTTGGACACGATAAGCCGCTATGGATGCAATCATGGGTTAACTACCAGGCAGAAGATAACCTATTAGCATGGCATGACCATGACTGGGAGTATCATGGCTATATCTGCATAGACCCTAAGAACACTAAAACCATATTTGAAGATTTTGAAATTGAAAACAAAATTGGTCAGATATATTTTGGTGAAGGTCATAAACCTCATAAGGTGGAGGCGGTTGAGTCGTTTAGTGGATATAGAATTACTATTGGTTACGATATAACTAGTAAAACAGATCAGCAATATACAAATCTTGGCTTAATGCCATTTTAATATAGGAGAATTATGAAAAAGCATAGTATTAATAATCATATTGGAATATTTGATAATTATTTTGATAAATCATATTGTAATCAATTAATAAAGTATTTTGAAATGAGACAAGGCTACTATCAGCAACGAAATGATGTTCGTTACAAAGATGAGTCACTAGTGTTTAATCATGAATTTGAACTTGAGGCTAATGCAAGTTTTAATCTTGATCCTATAGAAGCTCCAAAATTGTTTGAAAAATTTCAAAGTATTTTTTGGAAAGAATGTTACGAGACCTATCTAGAGGCTCACCCGTATAGTAGAGAAATTCCTAAACTGCTAGTTAGTTCCATAAAGATACAGAAGACGGAGCCCAGTGGTGGTTATCATGTATTTCATTTTGAAAGTGGTGGAATATTAACATCAAAAAGAATGATGTTTGTCATTATGTACCTTAATGACATTAATGATGGTGGTGAAACAGAATTTTTATATCAAAAACAAAGAGTAGAGGCTAAGGCTGGTCGTGTAGTTATCGCTCCAGCAGCGTATACCCACCCTCATCGTGGAAACCCACCTTTGAAAGAAGCAAAATATATTTTGACTACTTGGGTTGAATTTGGAGATATGTGAGAGTTGTTGGAATAAGCCCAGCTCATGATTCATCCGTTGCAGTGTACTGCGATGGTAATATTGAGCTTTTCTTAAAAGAGGAAAGGTTTTCTGGAGTAAAGAGGGACAGCTCTCCTTTTATTAGTTTAGATATTGTTAAGCAGAATTTGCAAGGACCAGTTGATGCAGTTGTAATGTCTTCGCCAACAGAAGAGTATTACAATCAAGCAGTTTTGGAAATGGCTGGGAAAACATTAAATGCACAACAAAATTTCCAATTTTCACATCTCCACCACTTATCGCATGCTTCATTAGCCTTTTATAACAGCGGGTTTGAAGAAGCAGCTGTTTTGGTAGCCGATAGGAATGGATCATTTGTTAATAATATTGCACGAGAAGCGGAAAGTATTTATTCAGCTTCTTACCCAAATAATTTTATTGAAGTGTATAAAAATTACTGGTTGATGAATAATGGTGTTGACTCAAGCCGTGCTGTAAGTAAAACATTTAATAAAATTAAAAAGAAAAGCCCAGAATGTGAAATCACTTATAATAGCTCATATAGCGTCACTAAGGTATATGAAACTGCGACTGTTTTAATACAGCAAGATCTTTTAGAAAATGGTAAGACAATGGGTCTTGCAGCTTATGGTTGCGACTCGGATAATTTCCCAGCGTTATTTACTGATAAGTTCCCAATTGATAACTATTTCACCCATGTTTTAGATATCCATAAAAAAGAAAATGCGGCTGCTTATTTTTCTTTTGTTGGTAAAGAAACAAAAGATGTTACCCCCGAGAATTTTCAATTCTACGCAGATTACGCCTTTCAAGTTCAAAAGCAATGTCAAGATCACATGTGCAAGTTAATAGAAAAAGCAATTGAAAAAACTGGTAGCAAAAATATTTGTATTACTGGAGGCTTTGGCTTGAATGTTGTTGCTAATGGTTACTATACAAAGAAATTCCCAGACATCAATTTTTATTTTGAACCTCTTGCTGACGATAGCGGGAATAGCCTTGGCGCAGCAATGTATATATACAGAGAAAATACTGCCGACATGGTAATAAGAAAACTTCAGTCTACATCATTTCATGGTTTTAATTATGATGTGTCTAACATCCCTGGCGTAAAAAGTTCTTATAAGGATATTGCTAATATTTTGAATGATCAGAAAAGTGTTGCTATTTTTTCTGGGAACGCAGAAGCTGGACCGAGAGCTTTAGGGAATCGTTCAATTCTGTTTGATGCAAGGAATGTTGATGGCAAAGAAATTGTTAATAAGATTAAAAATAGAGAGTGGTACAGACCCTTCGCAGCAGTCGTGTTAGAGGAAGACGCTCACCTTTATTTTGATATGTCTGTCCAGAAAAGCCCATTCATGACAATTTCTTTTGACGCTTTAAGCGGGGTAAAGGATCTAATCCCATCTGTAATCCATGTTGATAACACTTGTAGGATACAAACAGTGTCTTCAGATAATACACATTTATATAATTTATTAACGGAGTTTAAAAAAATATCTGGGATTGGTATATTGCTAAACACAAGTTTCAATCTTGCAGGGCAACCATTAGTGGAAAATCCACAGCATGCTATTGATGTCTTGCACAACTCTTTGCTTGATCATGTTTGGTTTGCTGATACTGGGGTGTTAATTAGTGAATGATATTGTCGTTGTTGGAGGTGGTTCTGCGGGGTGGATGACTGCATCTGCTCTTGTAAAGTTTTTCCCTGATAGAAAAATTACAGTCATTGAAAGCCCAGACGATCCAATCATAGGGGTCGGGGAAAGTACATTTGATAAAATCAATTACTTCCTGTCAATGCTGGATATTGATAGAAAAGATTTTTTTGCATTTACTGATGCTTCTATAAAATTAGCTGTTGAATTTTCTGAATTTTATGAAAAAGATAATCACAATGATTTTATATATCCTTTTGGATATCCAAATGTTGAAAACAATCTAGATGGGCTGCAGGATTGGCAAGTTAAAAAGACAATCTATAAAGACACTCCTATAACTGAATTTGCAGAATGGCATTTCCCTCAAGCCAGCTTGGTTAAGCACAATAGATTTTCAGAGAATTTAGACAATGATCTACCGTACTTTCACCCAGAGAGAGATACGGCTCTACATTTTGATGCAGTAAAATTTGGTCAATGGTTGAAAAATAATTACTCTATTCCAAGGGGTGTCAAATATATAAATTTAAAAGTTATTGATATTCCAGTCAATGAAGATGGCATTGAGAAATTAGTGCTTTCTGATGGAACAGAAATCTTTGCAGATTTGTTTGTTGACTGTACTGGTTTTTCAAGTTTACTTCTTGAGCAAACATTGAAAGAAAATTTTATATCTTATGAAGATATATTGCCTAACAACCATGCCTGGGCTGTTCAAATGCCGTATATAAATAAACCTATTGAGCTAAACAATAAAACCCGTTGTGTTGCGTTAGATAATGGATGGGTTTGGAATATTGGCTTATACTCAAGACTTGGCGTAGGTTATGTGTATAGTGACAAATTTATAACAGATGAAGAGGCGTTAGCAGAATTCAAAAATTATTTAAAATTTAAAATGAAAGTCCCAAGGTCAGAAGAGGAAGTTGATCAATTCACATTTAGAAATTTAAAATTTAGAGTCGGGATACATGAACGGACTTGGGTTAAGAATGTCGTTGCGATTGGTTTGTCAGCTGGTTTCATAGAACCATTAGAGAGCAATGGGCTTTATACTGTCCATGAATTTATATATGAATTAATAAAAGTTTTATTAAAAGAAAAATATAATCAATGGGACATTGATGTGTACAATAAAGCTACTAAAACAAAATTTGATGGTTTTGTTGATTTTATAAAAATCCATTACTGCTTGAGCAAAAGAAAAGATTCAGAATATTGGCGATATGTAACATCTATGAGTAATGATATTGATTTCTTAAATCAAAGGAATGTATTAAGATTTAATCTTGAAAGATTAAAATCAGAAACTGGTAAGCTCCCATTGGAAGGCGGTCTTGCTTGGATATCGGTAGGGATGAATTTTTTAATAATTGATGATGTTGCAATGAAAATTAATGAGTACAGAGCTGGCATAAGTCATAAAGTTTTATTTGAACCGTACTTCAGATCTATGGATAACCGAAAGAAACTTTGGGAAAAGAAAGCGTTAAAATGCCCTACTTTATATGAATACTTGAAAGATAAATATTATGGAGGCAAGTCATGATGAAGTTAAATGATATTGTATATATCTCAAAAAAATGGGGTACTCGTGAGTATTGGTCTAAGGTAAACATCATTGAAGCTTGGGCTTTCATGACCAAGATTGCAATCATATTTCCAGGTCTCCTTTTCGGAGTTCAATGGTGGTGGTTGTATGTATTTGCGTTGGCATCCAGTTTTTCTTTAATCGTAACTGCAACCATCAAGACAATGCCAACTATTATTTGGTTTAATATTCTATGGGTAATTCTAGCTTCTCTATCTATTCTTAAAAATTGGTGGTGGTTTAACTAATGTGTCCTTTTGGAATAGCGTTTATAGTATTATTGTTCAATAGGGTTAAAAGTATATTTTCTAATTAATCGTATATAAACTATAATCTATATGTGAAAAACATTCGGTTCAGAAAAGGCTCTTGGGTAATTCTGCCCGCACTTATTTTTGCTTGGTTTTATCCAACACCGTATTCTGCTAAAGCCGATGCGCTTGGCGAGTGGACATACAGTCAATCACAAAACTGTGGTGGTTACATTGAAGTCGTAAACAACGCCATAACTTTACACGGTCCTGACTATAACGGATGCAGCGGCGCTGCTCATTGGGTAAAAATAGAAGCAACCATTCCTCAAGGTGTAAGCACGGTGGATTTCACTTGGGCATACCAAACCCTTGATGGTGCTTACTACGATCCCCCTCAGTACGCAGTAAATGGTGTCTATGTTCAGTTGACTTATGCAAATAATGCAACAGGAACTAAATCAATACCCGTTCAAGTGGGTGACATCTTTACATTCCGACAATATTCAATAGATACTTGTTGTCAACCTGGTCATTTAACAATTAGTAATTTGTCTTTATGGAATGGTATTGCTGGATCTACTACAACGACCTCTACTACTACAAGCACTACTAGTACGACTAGCACCACAACTACAACAAGCACAACAACTACCACTACTACCACCACTACGACTATTCCAGAAACAACTACTACTACCAGCACTACTACTACGAGTACAACTACAACTACTAGCACCACTACTACGACTACCTCTACTACGACTACAACAACTGTTCCAACTACCACAACAACCACGACTACTATTTCTCCCGATACTACAGTATCGGTTACGACCACAATAGATATTCCAGTATCAACTACAACCACTGAAGTTGTTATAATTATACCAGAGGCTCCGACAACCACAGTTGAGGTTATAAATACACCAGAAGTGCTCCCAGAGGCTCCTACGGAGG